GCGCTATTTTAAAGTGATGCAAAATGGAAATGAAAGAGAAGAGTGAGCTATCGAGTATTAAAAAATTAGCTGCTCTCTGGAACGATAACGGTTTTAGTTCGCGGGGGTTTGTGGTAGAATTCACGTTGTTGGTTATTTATAAATTGAGAAATGTTCATGACGTGTGATATATGCAATGAAGAAACTGTTACGCACCCACCTATACCCTCGCATAGATTAAACGGCGTATGGGTTTTTAGGTTTGCATGTGACAGTTGCGAGCGTGATATATGGAATGCGAGTTGGTTAGAATTAAAATCGGAAATGGTAAATAAAGATGAACAATAAGATATAGAGGATTAGTTAATGGCAATGATGAAAGATTACAGTAATCCAGAGAATATTCGACAGGACGTTGACCTTGCATTTAACCAAATCGGCTACTATGCAAAAAAATTAATCGCACAAGAAGAATTAATCAAGTGGATGTTAGAACGTATCGAGGATCTAGAAGTTAGACAAATTGTATTCGCTAAATAAAGGGTAAATAAAAATGCTTGAAGAAATGAAATTGAAAGACGTAATGCAGTTAGTTGAGCTGTTGAAAGAAAAGCCAGATGTTTGTGATGAGTTTTGGTGTGTCGGAAAGGCTTATTTTATCCGCACAGTTACAATGCACTTGATAGGTAATTTGACAGCCATTAACGAGAAAGAAATGCTTCTTGGTAATGCTGTGTGGGTCGCGGATTCTGGCAGATTTCACGATGCACTTAAGACCGGAAAACTAAACGAAGTAGAGCCATTTGTTAACCCCGTTATCGTGAATCGTGCCTCTGTTGTTGACGCGACGATATGGCAACATGCAGTACCTACCGATCAAAAATGATGATGCCAAGTAATAACGGTACATGCTCGCGGTCTGGGGCTAGGTCTAGGCCTAGGTCAAAGTCGAGGTCTGGGTCTAGATGTTGGTTTAGGTCTAGGTCTGGGTCTAGATTTATGTCTTGGTCTTGGTCTTGGTCTGGGTCTGGCTCTAGGTCGTGGTCGAGGTCTTGGTCGAGGACACGATGATGATGATTATTAATCTAGGTACATGTTCGCGGTCTGGGTCTAGGTCTAGGCCTAAGACACAGTCGATGTCTGGGTCTAGATGTTGGTTTAGGACTAGGTCGCTGTTTAGGTCGAAGATACGATGATGATAATTGATATTAGTACATGCTACTGGACTAGGTCATGGTCTTGGTCTTGGTCTGGGTCTGGGTCTGGCTCTGGGTCTTGTTCTTGGTCTGGGTGTTGGACTTGTTCTTGTTCTGGGTCTGGGTCTGGGTCTGGGTCTGGGTCTGGGTCTGGGTTGTGGTCGAGGTCTGAGTCTGGGACTGGGTCTGGGTCTATGTCGAGGACACGATGATGATATTTAATGTAGATACACGCTTTCGGTCACGATGCTGGTCGAGGTCTGGCTCTAGATGTAGGTCTTGGTGTAGGTCTTGGTCTTGGTCTAAGTCTAGATCTGGACCTAGATCTGGGTCTGTGTCTTGGTCTTGGTCTAGGTCGCTGTTTAGGTCGAGGACACGATGATGATGATAATTAACGTTGGTACATGTTCGCTGTCTAGGTCTAGGTCTAGGTTTAGGTCTGGGTCTTGGTCTTGGTCTAGGTCTTGGTCTAGGTCTAGGTCAGGGTCGTGGTCGAAGTCTAGATGTTGGTCTTGTTCTTGGTCTTTGTCTAGATGTTGGTCTTGGTCTGGGTCGTGGTCTAGGTCTCGGTCGAGGACACGATGATGATGATAATTAATGTAGGTACATGCTCGCTGTCTGGGTCTAGGTCGTTGTCTAGGTCTAGGTCTTGGTCTGGGTTTTGGTCTAGGTCTAGGTCTGGGTCTTGGTCTTGGTATTGGTCAAAGTCTAGGTCTGGGTCTAGATTTATGTCTAGGTCTGGGGCGAATACAATATGATTATGCTAATGGTTAATGCTGACCTGACGTCATTTTCTGGGTCGTGGTCTGGGTCGTGGTATTGTTCATTTTCTGGGTCGTGGTCTGGGTCGGCGTGTTGGTCAGTGTCGGGGTCGCGTTTGCGGTCAAGGTTTAGGTCAAGGACAGCATGATGGTAGTCTGCTATTATTAAGGTAACACTAAAAATGAAAATTGAATTTAGTCACATTGTAAAGTTCGATGATTGTCAGTTTGAAAAATTATTATCAGTTATTAATCATTTTGGAGAGAAAATTATGTCAGCTATTTCAGATTTTGCTGTATCCCAAGAAGCGTTCAATTTACAAATGAACGACTCAGTTGTTGGTCTTGTTGGCGATATCAAGCAACTTAATGATGAAATCGTTAAGTTAAAAGATGAATTAGCTAACGTTACAGAAGAAGATAAATTATTGCTTGACAATTTGTCTGAGCATAGCAGAGCAATCAGTGAAAAACTGTCAGCTCTAGATGCGTTAACGCCACCAGCTGTACCAGTAGAATAGTTTATAATAGCCCCTGTGGTATAATGGCATTACACTGGATTTGTAATCCTGTAATTACAGTTCGACTCTGTACGGGGGCTATTAGAGGTTTGTAGAATAGTTTACGGCTGACTGTGGAATATCATATAGCCTTCTATAGTTCACACTCAAATATCGTATGGCATCTACGATATGAACTGCCCAGTTGTCCAATGGACGCTTCGAATATATTCCAGCATTTTCTTTATACAATCTTTGATATTCACGTAATGCTCGTAATCCTAAATTGCAATTCATTTTATCCAGACGTAATCTGGGAAATACATAGCGTATAGCTTCAATGCCATCTTCAAAATTAACAGAAGGTGTTACTTGTAAATGCCATCCATGCCTTCTTGCTTGGGTTATACGGGATTCTGTATGCTCCCAGCCTTGGTGCTCTTGACGAACATCATGAGGCATAAAGTGATTACCCCAAGGGCAGCCAATTTTTCTACGTATCATTTCTGCTTCTTCAAGGTAATATTTCAAACCTTTACCTGTGTCGTGTAGCAAAAATAGTAGATTAATAAACTTGCCATCAATTTGGAATAACCATCCAGCAGTGGCATCTGTACCGCCTAAATCCCACACTGAGTGCAATGGTAAATGTGGGTTGGGTCGTATAGTAGTGATTCGGCCTTCTCTTTCCATATCGCTAATTTCGCGTGTGAAATAAGCACCTAAATTTCCTACTTCAAAATCGACATAAAACTCTTGGCGTATCATCTCATCAGACATGCCACGCGATTTTGCTTCTTGTATCATTTCCTGAGAAATAATAGGGGTAACACCATCTGCTTTGTAGGTCTGCTCAACACTTAAATGCTCGACATGATACTTTGGATTTTCACGTACTAGCTCAAATACTTCATGAGCGTGATTCATACCACGTGGCGTAGTTTGTATTATTTCTAATCCTTCATTTTGTATAAGTATAGGATTAAGGTACTGACGAGCCAGTGGGTTATGTAAAGCAAATTCAGAATAAATAATAGTAACAGGGTTAGTACCCATAAGGCTGTCATAATTGTTTGACCCTGCAAGAATAAGTTTACTACCATTGAATAAAGTTATTTGCATACGCGCTTCATTGCGTTTAGTTACTAGACAGTCTGGAATAGCTGACATAAAAGGTCTGCCATCAAAATCCATTCCATCCCAAATAACTGATCTTGCTTGAGCGTATAAGGGGAAAAGATAAACATGCGTACCTACACGCTGTAAGCCTCGAAGCAACCATGCTTCTATACAGAATACATCCTTACCCGCACGCCTATGAATAATCGCCAATACGTTCTTGAGATTAACAATAGCCTTGAAGCACCTTGACTGGTGCGGATAAGGAATCATATTTGGTATACGAATGTAGATATTATGTACTCTAACTAAACTACTTCAGCTAATGTATCTTGCGGAACTTCATGGTTATCTTTATACAGTTTTTGCTCTGCAATTGTTTTATTATGAATCTGTTCAAGCATAATAATACGTGTACGAGCATGAAGGTAGTTTTGTGTTAATTCATTATACAACTGCTGAGTAGCCATTAACTGTGATGTTACATTTTCTAAATCTGTCATCTTAAACTCCAAATTAAATTAAATAATTATCTAACACGTCTTGC